GCTGTCTGTGCAAATGGTGCACAATATAGAAAAGATGTAAAAGGATTTCTTCCTGAGTTGATGGAAAAGATGTATGCAGAAAGAGTTGTCTTCAAGAAGAGAATGCTACAAGCAAAACAGGAATATGAAAAGACTCCTACTAAAGTTCTAGAGAAAGAAATTGCCAGATGTAATAATATTCAAATGGCAAAGAAGATATCTCTTAACTCTGCCTATGGTGCTATTGGTAATCAGTATTTTAGATATTACAAACTTGCTAATGCAGAAGCAATCACTTTATCAGGACAGGTCTCAATCAGGTGGATTGAGAACAAGATGAATGATTATCTAAATAAATTGTTAAAAACAGAAGACATTGACTATGTTATTGCATCAGATACAGACTCTATATACATCAATTTTGGTCCTCTTGTTGATAAATTTTTTGGTAATAAGATTGACAATAAAGCTAAGATTGTTTCCCTTTTGGATCAAGTTTGCCAAGATAAACTGGAACCATTTATTGACAAGTCCTATCAAGAACTTGCAAATTATGTAAATGCTTATGATCAGAAGATGTTCATGAAGAGAGAGAACATTGCTGACAGAGGTATATGGACTGCTAAGAAAAGATATATTCTAAATGTTTGGGATAGTGAGGGAGTAAGATATGAAGAACCTAAACTTAAGATGATGGGTATTGAAGCAGTTAAGTCTTCAACACCTGCTCCATGTAGAAAGATGATTAAGGATGCTCTCAACATTATGATGAGTGGCACTGAAGAAGATGTCATCAAGTTTATTGATGACTCTAGAGTTCAGTTTAAGAAGTTGCCACCAGAAGATATTGCTTTTCCTAGAACAGTATCAAATGTGAATAAACATAAGTCATCCTCTACAATATATGCTAAAGGAACTCCTATTCATGCAAGGGGTGCTCTCTTATATAATCATTATATTAAAGATAAGAAACTGGACAATAAATATTCCTTAATCAACAATGGTGAAAAGATAAAGTTCTGTTATTTGAAGAAACCTAATTGGATTCATGAGAATGTCATATCATTCATTTCAGACTTTCCCACTGAATTAGACCTTGACAAGAGCATAGATTATGAACTACAATTTGAGAAAGCGTTTCTTGAACCTGTTAAGGTTATACTTGATTCCATAGGATGGAATGTTGAAAAAGTAGTCAACCTAGAATTATTCTTCTCATGAAAGACCAAAACTCAATAGACAAAAAAGAAACATCATCACAAAAGTATGAGAGGGCATTAGATCTCTTTACTGAATCAGTTCTCAAACCAGATCATGATCTTCGTGGTTGTGCACACAATCAGGGTTGTTATGATGAACTAATGGAAATTAGAGAACATGTAATAAACTATCTTAAAACTCTTAAAGAAGTTACTCATCATACAAATGCAGATGAGAGTGATGAAATTGAAACACAAAAACTAACAGATACAAAAGCATTATCTAAATGGAGGTAGAATGTTTTTTGACAAAGTGAGTCTTGTCACTGGTGGATTTGATCCAATTCACAGTGGTCATATATCATACTTTAAGAGAGCAAAAGATCTCTCTAATTATCTCATAGTAGGTCTCAATACTGAAGAATGGTTAACAAGAAAGAAAGGACAATACTTTCAATCATGGAAAGAGAGAGCAGAAATTATAAGACATTTGGATATGGTTGATGCTGTTATATCATGGGATGATTCTGATGACACTGCCAAGGGTGCAATTAGAAAATGTTTAGAGATATCTAAGCAAGTTATTTTCTGTAATGGTGGTGATAGAGGATCAGGTAACACACCAGAGGTTGTAGGGTTTGCCAATCATGAAAATGTAGTATTCAAATATGGTATTGGTGGTGAAGACAAAATGAATAGTAGTTCATGGATTCTTCATGGATACTTTGAAAGACAAAAAAAATTATTAGGAATTTGAAATGGATTTTTTAAAAGAAATTGTAAAAGAGATAGGAGATGACTTCACACAACTTGCATCAGATATTGATGAAACTGAAAAGTATGTGGACACAGGTTCGTACATTTTTAATGGACTTATATCAGGGTCTATATTTGGTGGTGTATCTAATAACAAGATTACTGCAATTGCTGGTGAATCATCTACTGGAAAAACTTTTTTCTCCCTCGCAGTGGTTAAGAACTTCCTTGATTCTAATCCTGATAGTTATTGTCTCTACTTTGACACTGAAGCTGCAGTTAATAAAGGATTACTTGAGTCTCGTGGGATTGATCTAAAAAGGTTAGTTGTTGTTAATGTGGTAACAATTGAAGAGTTTAGAACTAAGGCACTTAAGGCAGTAGATATATATCTTAAAACACCCATAGATGAACGCAAACAATGTATGTTTGTGTTAGACTCTTTAGGAATGCTTTCTACAGAGAAAGAAATTAGAGATGCACTAGATGATAAACAAGTAAGAGATATGACCAAATCTCAACTTGTCAAAGGTGCATTCAGAATGTTAACCCTAAAACTTGGACAAGCAAATGTTCCCCTCATTGTCACAAATCATACATACGATGTCATTGGAAGCTACGTACCAACGAAAGAAATGGGGGGAGGTTCTGGACTCAAGTATGCAGCAAGTACGATCATCTATCTCAGCAAGGCAAAAGAGAAAGATGGAAAAGAAGTCATTGGAAATATTATCAAGGCAAAGACTCACAAATCAAGGTTGAGTAAAGAAAATAAAGAAGTAAAGATCAGACTTTATTATGATGAAAGAGGTCTTGACAAATACTATGGTCTTCTAGAATTAGGAGAGATAGGTGGACTGTGGAAGAATGTAGCAGGTAGATATGAGATCAATGGTAAGAAAGTTTATGGTAAACAAATACTTGCCAATCCAGATGATTACTTTACTCCAGAAGTTATGCAAGCTCTAGAAGAGACTGCAAACAAGGAGTTTAGTTATGGTTGATAATAAACTATTTCCCTCTTTTCCTGTCCCTATCATACTTTATAATTTTGGTAAAGAATCACATGAAATGAATATATCATTAGTAAATGATATTCTAAAAGAAAGAAAAACAGATACTGATGGAAAAGTTGCAAGTAACATGGGAGGATGGCATAGCACTCTTAAAATGGAAGATAGATATGATAGTTTTCAAACTCTTAGAGATAAAATAGAAGAGTGCTCTAATGATTACTGTAGACAAACAGGACATGAAGATGGTTTAATAGTAGAGAGATTATGGGCAAACATAAGTGGACCTGGTGATATTAATATGCCACATCATCATGGTGGATCTTGTCTTACTGGTGTATACTATCCAATGTATGAGATGGTTGATGGTAACATGAAAGTAGATTATCAAGATAATCCAAAACTTTTACCTGGTAGTTGGGATGGAAAACGTGGTGGAACTGTTGTTTTTCATGATCCAGTTTATGGACAAAAGATAAGACTTAGAAAAACAAAAGATGTTAGTCCTTTTACCATTGAGCATTATCATCTTTATCCTGTAAGTGGATTACTTGCTGTGTTTCCTGCTCATTTGATACACACAGTTACACCATTTAAAGAAAAAAAGATTAGAATGAGCATTTCATTTGTATGTAAGTATGGAACAGATTGAATTTTTAATTTTAAAAAATCTAATACACAATGAAAAGTATTTGAGAAAGTCAATACCTTTTATCAAGTCTGAGTATTTTGAAGATCCTCATCAGAAGATAGTGTATGAGGAAATATTTTCATTTGTAGAAAAGTATAATGAACTTCCTACAAAGGAAGTATTATCAATTGAAGTTGAGAAGAGAGATGATATAAATGAGGATTCATTCAAAAGTGTTACACATTTAATTAGTTGTCTTGATGAAAGTCCTGTAGAACATGAATGGTTAGTTGATACAACAGAGAAGTGGTGTAGAGACAGAGCTATATACTTAGCATTGTTAGACTCTATTGCAATAGCTGATGGAAAAGATGACAAAAAGGGAAGGGATGCTATTCCTTCTATTCTCTCTGATGCTTTGGCTGTTTCTTTCGATAATCATATAGGACATGATTATCTTCAAGACTATGAGGAAAGATATGAATTCTACCATCAGAAAGAAGAGAAGATCCCATTTGACTTGGAGCACTTCAACAAGATCACAAAGGGTGGTCTCCCAAATAAAACTCTTAACATCGCTCTTGCTGGCACTGGTGTGGGGAAGTCTTTGTTCATGTGCCATGTTGCTAGTTCATGTTTACTCCAAGATAAGAATGTATTGTACATCACTATGGAGATGGCAGAGGAGAAGATAGCAGAAAGAATAGATGCAAACTTATTAAATGTTGGAATACAAGATATTGTAGATTTACCTAAACCTATGTTCTCTACAAAGGTAAACAATATTACTAAGAAGACAATGGGTAGTTTAGTGATCAAAGAGTATCCTACTGCATCTGCACATAGTGGACATTTCAAAGCATTACTAACTGAACTATCATTGAAAAAATCTTTCAAACCTGATATAATATTTGTAGATTATCTTAATATCTGTGCTTCATCTAGATACAGAGCAAATGCAAATGTCAATTCTTACTCGTATATCAAAGCGATTGCTGAAGAACTTAGAGGATTGGCAGTTGAAACCAACGTCCCCATTGTCTCAGCTACTCAAACTACTCGTTCTGGTTATGGTAGCAGTGACGTTGAGCTTACTGACACAAGTGAGTCCTTTGGCTTACCTGCTACTGCTGACCTTATGTTTGCCCTTATTTCTACAGAAGAATTAGAAGATCTAAATCAGATCATGGTAAAACAATTAAAGAATAGATATAATGATCCTACAATATATAAGAGATTTGTAATTGGAATTGATAGAGCAAAGATGAGATTATATGATT